AATAACACTAACACCAGTAGATCTAAATAATCTCAGGGAATTTTGCGGTGAAACGAATGGAATATCAAGTTGTACATCATCATCTTGCCCTACATTTAAATAACATAAATTAGGACTTTGACTAAGATAATTCTGTCTAAATATCCTCTTCTGATCTGTAATAGGTGATAACCCACTCATTACCTGAAAATTTCGGTTCGTAATATGTAATGGTTGATAACTAACTAATAATGATCCATAATGAAATTTAGAAGAGGAAATGCTAAAACGCAACTTCATATTCCCACGAAAATAAGCATAATGTGCAAGCTTATTTCTAACGGAAGGTAAAAGTGACCATATAGCATAAGGATTAAGTACATAATCTACATTTGTATTAAGACTAATACTTCTAACATCAATTAATACAGGTCGTTTAAAGAAATCATCAAGATAAAGTTTGTCGTCTAAAGCAGACGAAATAGCTTTAGTTGTTGAATTACCTAAAACTTGTGCACTACTAGTATCTGAATGATTTTCCAAATCAAGAGATTCAGATTGAACATAAGTAATTTTAAAATTTTTCTTATTCTCAATTAAAGAATTTTTAGTAAATTCATTTAATTGTGAAGAGAAAAATTTCATATCATCATAATAGTGTTGACAAGTTAAAGGATTAGTACGAAGATCTTTTCTATTAACTAAATCTTCAACTTTCATTTTAAAATGTGGACTTAAAGTTAAATCTATAAGAATATCAGTAGAATCAGATTCAGCAACTACATAAGATCTCTCTAAAATTGAAATTATGCTAGATAAATTATCAGTAGTTGTTTGAAGAGTATCAGTTGTTCTAGATAATTTGTCAATAGCACTTTCAAAATCAGCATGAGCTGCTTTGCGTAGTTTTTGTGGGAAGGAGATTGCTGAATGGTTACAGCAGTGTGAAGCCATTTGGTGTTCACACTTTGGTTTATAAAGTGTTGTTTTTGCAATTCTTATTACATTCTTGTAATCACTGAATTAGGTGATTACGAACGCAAACCAACACATTTGTCTTTTGAAATGGGTACGCCACGACAAGGCACTAATTGTGTCATAATAAGCTTAAATAAGCCTCCTTTTATAACAGTGTTTCCTGTAAATATTCATCTTATGGTTTGATAAAGTGATTAAATATTCAGTATATTTGGCACTGAGTCTTATCTTTTATAAGTAAAAGATAATAAAACTAATTTGATCTATATTTATCCAATAAAGTATCCCAAGTTTTAAACAAGGGCTCTAAATCAGATACGCTGAACCTAGTCAAGTCAGCTAATTTGTCTATGATTTTACATCTATAAGTATCATAGGTACTTTGCTCCTCACAATGGAAAAAGAGTTCATTGAGAGCACTAATACATGTTTGAGTTATTTGTTCTTCAGGAGTAATCTCTTTTGATGGTAAATAATAACACAAACTCTTCATGATTGAATCCTTATCTAATGGTGCAACGATTCGTTTAATAAGAGAATGGTATTTAAATGTTCGTTTAAGAAAAGAAATGTCCTCAATTTTAACAAATTTCTCAGTTTGTTCTTTTTTATCTGAAGTAGTAAAGGTCATGTAATAAACTTCTCGAACAAATTTCTCGTATGTAATATTGTTAAAGTAAGGTGCGAGTTCATCCTTAACTCCGCATAACATATCATCTCCATAAGTTATCGGAAGAAGAAGCTCATCAAAATCACGAACATTAAACTTAGTTGTTAAATTAAGCGCATTATCATAACCAAGTGGTGTACACATTACTGAAAAAGCATATCTCAGTAGAATGACACCTCTCAATGAGTTATCTTCAGCGGTTGCATATTTACCCGATGGTTGAAAACCTGGAGGAGTAAATACTGTACCATTCAATACAACGGTAGGGAATAAATTTTCAGTTAAAATACCCTTCACAATTTGAAGTGAATGATCATTGTAACCTAATTTTTT